TTACTTTAAACACTGTTCGGTTATGTATTGCTGAGCACCTTCAAGTTGGGCCTGCATCATTACCAGTCGTTCCCGGAGGGTGAAATAATCCCGTTCAGCGGTGTCTGCCAGTCGGGGGGAGGCTGCATTATCCACGCCGGAGGCGGTGGTGGCTTCACGCACTGACTGACAGACTGCTTTGATGTGCAACCGACGACGACCAGCGGCAACATCATCACGCAGAGCATCATTTTCAGCTTTCGCATCAGCTAACTCCTTCGTGTATTTTGCATCGAGCGCAGCAACATCACGCTGACGCATCTGCATGTCAGTAATTGCCGCGTTCGCCAGCTTCAGTTCTCTGGCATTTTTGTCGCGCTGCTCTTTGTAGGCGGTGGCGTTATCACGGTAATGATTGACCGTCCACGACAGGCAGACGATGATGCAGATAACCAAAGCATAAATAATCGCGGCGACTCTGCTCACTGCTCTATCCCCCAACAGGCTAATGCGCTTTCCTGGTCACGACGAATAACCTGTCCATAGCAGTTATTTGAACGTATGCGGCAATCGCGCCCACCATCTTTTATCCACCAGCGAATCGCCTCGCATGCGCCCTTACGATCACCGGCATTCAGCCGCTTATAAAACGTCGACGGGAAACACTTACCGGGGCCAATGTTATAGGGACAGAATGACGCTATACCCGCTTTTTGTGGCTCGGTCAGTGGTACTTTAATATTGCGCTCCACCCATGCCAGCGCCTTATCACGCTCAATGGCGTTGACCTGGTCGCATTTTTCCTTCGACAGTTTCATACCGGGAAAAACGGGTTTTCCATCCACCATCGTGGCACCCCGACAGATGGTCCAGATGCCGGACCCATCGCGGTATGCCGTTGTGTGGTTACCTTCTTTTTCATCCAGAAACTGGTCGAGAATATCAGGCGCGGGCGCACCGACGGCAATCAGTGCCAGAACGGCAGCCGACAGGCCGTATCTGATTTTTGCGTTCATGGATATTTATCAGGATTTATCGGTTTCTGCCCACGGACAGGTTTATCTGTTCCGGTCAGTGACTTAAGGTTGTGATTCCGGAGGAGTCTTCAGAGAACCAGTAATTCTTCCCGGTAGCTTTCCTTTGTAGGTTATCCATACATTCTGCGCCTCTAAAATTACGGGGCGCTTTTCCGGCGACTGCTCATCCCCTTCACATAACCCGGCAGCAACATCCAGGAAGACCTGTCTGATGCTCATTCTGGCTGCTGCCTCATAAAACTCCAGCGCGGCACCTTCAACACGGTCCAGCGAGATGTCCAGGTCAAAAATTTCACCGTCAAAGCGTTTTTTGTCCCGTAACGCTAAAGTTACCGTAACTTTATTCTCAAAATTGCGGATCCCTTTCACAATCAGTTCATAGTTTTGAGTCATTGAATTACTCTCCCCGTGCAGCCTTACGCTTGTCTTCTCTGATTTTGAAGTACAGATTTGTCAGATAAGTCAGGAAGCCCAGAACCAGACTCCCCAGCACACCAATCGCAGCCCACTGTGACGGACTGACCTGATCAAGCCACTGTAAAAACCAGTAGCCAGCACTGCCTGCGGAGGTGCCATAGGCAATGCCCGTTGAAATTTTGTCCATGGATTTCATAGCCTCACCTCCGCAAATAACGGATGGCTTAGTTTTACACTGAGAAATGAAAGGGATTTGAAAAGAAAAGCCCGCAAAAGCGGGCGAAACAATATATACAGTAAGGAAAGCACTCTATCCAACAAACCACCCACAGTTAATCGGAATAAAAGCAGAGTGCTTATGAATGATCGCCTGCCCGAAGGTTAGTATTTCTGCACAGCAATTTTGCAAAAAAAAGCGATCATTCATAACTTAAACGTCTTTCAGTCACTCCGGGATTTCCCATCATCGCAGACTGAAAGACTCTAACTGGAGCGGGCAGCGGGAATCGAACCCGCATCATCAGCTTGGAAGGCTGAGGTAATAGCCATTATACGATACCCGCATATGGTGCCGACTACCGGAATCGAACTGGTGACCTACTGATTACAAGTCAGTTGCTCTACCTACTGAGCTAAGTCGGCATTGGTTCTTCAGGGGAGCGATATCACCGAGCAAAGAAGAGTTCCCCCTCAGAACCGTTTTCGATGATACAATTTAATATTCCAATCGCAACAACACTTTGCGTCAAGCTATGTAAATTTATTTATGTATTTTTATTTTATGTGAACATTTCACCTTCACTTAAAATATACGCGACAATATATAAACAAATTTATTTTGAAGGCAATATTAAATGTCGTTTCTTATATCACACCACAATAACAACAAAACCCGCTTGATGGCGGGTTCTATTAAAGTTTAATTGCGCTTGATTCGCCTCGCGATACAGCTTTGCGAAGCGTAGCAAAATTGAAGCAGTTTATGCGTAAAAAATCAAGCCGTTTTTTGAGCGAATGATTCTCGCATGGGAATGTATAGCGCATACTCAGCAACGGCCAACCAATTAGCAATTCGCTTTTCGCATGTGCTAAAACACCACTCTGGGTGTGCATCATTTAGCAATTCAGCCATTTTGCGTTTGGTCATCCCCCGCCCCTCATACCGTTGCCGAAGGACGCTAATCAATCCTGGATGCTCTACCAGCACCTCACTTATGACCCGATCAATACATAACGCCTCTGCATCAGTACAATGCGCCAGCCAGCTCTTTTGCTTACCGTTAATCATATCCCGCAAAAAAGCCTCAAGTTCAGACTTGTTCAGACCTGCTTTTTTCATCCTCCGGAGCGCCTCGTTAATTGCCGTTTTTGTCAGCTTTTTAGAGGCCAACAACTGGTTGAACATATTCCCCGTCTTACCGCCGCCAATATACGACCAGCGCCCCCACATGCGCAGTTTTCCCTGAATCCAGACACTTTCCAGCGTGGTGAGACGAAGGTGTTCCCCGCTTTTGCCTGTATTTGTTGGGTAAATCATAAATAACCTTCCTTTCTCCAGATTTCTTGCGTGCGAAAAACACCTTCTGCATGCATCAGGCGTAAATCTTCTTTGGTGTAATCGCTTGTTTTTACCCGCCCGTCGATTAAATCGTGGCATGAGCTACAGGCAATCGCCGCCTGCATATCGTGTGGTTTTGTCGCTGTTCCGCACGTTCCCGCCAGTCGGTAATGCGCCAGCACAGACGTTTCCGGATCGTGATTGCAGTAGCCAAGAATTCTGACGGTGCACATCCGCCCCCGCGCCGCTTTACGTAAATCCACCATTACGCAAACTCCAGCAGCTGCGCGGCCACATTTTCGACTTGTTCCGGAGAGGAAAATTTACGGAACAGAATCCAGTTCCACAGCACATTCAGAACAGATTTATAAACCTGCTGAAACTCGGTTTCGTCCATATTCGCAAAAGCGATAGATTTTGCCCGACGCCCGCGGCTACCGTCCGGATAAAAATGTTCGGTGTAAAATCCAGCCTGAATGGTTACCCACTCGCGAAAAGCCTCAAACGACTTTAGCAATGCCGTATCCCGGGTTCTGCGTGTCGCAACTGTATTCAGATATTGCTCTGCGGCTTCGCTCAGAGCTGGCGTATGTTCCCGGCCTACTGATTCACATAGGTAATCAACGAATCCTGAAACCAGCTTTCGTTCGCGAGGCGTGATCGCCCCACCGACCGGAGTCCAGTAATCGAATCCCAGTTGCAGGAGTTTGAAAAAACGCTTGTGGAATGCGTAGTTACGCACACGCTTAAAGTCTGCGTGTATCCACTCGCCTATTTTGATTTGATGCAAAAAATCGCAACTCTCCGGCGTCGCCGGGAGAAGTAGTCCAGAAGAGGTTTGTTTGACCAGTTGTATATGCGCCATTTCTCAATCTCTCGATGGCGCAGTGCAGCAGATGCCAGTTGTTCAGGCTGACGAATAAAGTATAAATAAACTGGCTATGGTGTAAAGCTCCACATAACATGAACAAACACTACATATCAAATAGCTGATACAAGGATAGAAATACAACACTTATTATTAAAAACGATTAGATAAATTACATTTTAATGTTATGAAAAAGTTCTTTTTTATCATAACATTTCAACAAAAGCATTACAGATGCACATCCCGTCATCATCAATTATTTAAGGTGGTTAAACATGGAAAATAACAACTATGCACATCTCGCTCCTTTTTTATCCGTAATCCTTTTCGCTGGCTGTTTTATATGGGCATTATTTTTATAAAGTAGCCGCATGATTAGTTTCTGGAATCATGTTTCCCACTCAAATCATTAACATTTGATAAGATATATCTAAAAGGATGCCTTTACATTATTTGATGCGTATATGATTTATTTATATGCACAGTAAAGGCATCCTGGAAATAATCAAGATTAATGATATATTGCTTATCTCATCCCCCACTGTCTTTCACCCGGAAAACATTTATCGTTAAAAATATATCATAAGTAATTAAATTGAAATTTCAGAACACAACTAATGCACACAATAAGATTCAGTAACAGTAATCTATGCGGACTATATCGAGATTTTTTAGTTAAACTTTAATAAGTTATTCCTAACACACAGAATGCACAAACTAAAAGTAAAACAAATAGTTATACGAAAAACAACCATATTGATTCTATCTTCTCCTCTAATCAACATATCAATTATGTGTTTCATAACAGCTTGACATAACCCTCAAAAAGGTGCATTTATAATGCATGTTTTATGGGGGGTGGTTATGACACACAAGAGAATTCCTAAAGACTGGGTAATCAAACGCTCAACTCCGTTCTTCACAAAAGAGAACGTACCTTCAGCGTTATTAACACATCATAATACAGCAGCAGGTGTTTTTGGACAGTTATGCGTGATGGAAGGTACTGTAACATATTATGGTTTTGCTGATGAGAATGCTACTGAACCGGAGATAAAAGTAGTCATTAATGCTGGCGCTTTTGCAACAAGCCCACCACAATACTGGCACCGTGTTGAACTAAGCGATGATGCTCAGTTTAATATTAACTTTTGGGTAGCTCCAGACTTCTCAGGCGAAAAAGTCTATACCGCAAAAAAAGAATAGCCACGCTATAAATATCTTATTAACTAGTCCCGGCGTGGTTCTTTCCCCGCTGGGTCTTTTACTCAGATTAGTAGTCTACGAATCAGAGCCTCCGTCTGCCAGTTCGGATTCGTACCTCGCAGAGGTCTTTCCTCGTTACCAGTGCCGTCACTATGACGGTTAAACAGATGACGATCAGGGCGATTAACATCGCCTTTTGCTGCTTCATAGCCTGCTTCTCCTTGACCTTTCGGTCCGTAAGAGGCTAATCTCTATGTGTCGCATAGATATGGCCTCAGATTAATGTTAAACGTCTTGCAGGACGCGTAATGTTAACTGGGGCTTTTCTCTATCTACCTTTGGTGTTCATGCCCGAGGCAGATAGCCTCAAGCACCCACAGCAATTCTAACTATCCAATACATCACTGCCAACACTTTAAACTCTTACCCTTTAAAACAAGAACAAAATTCAACCAATCAGCATTGGGCGTATACTCATATCCTAGAGAAAACAACTCTTTCTGTACCATTTATATCCATATGATTTATAAGCATTTGCCACTTGCCATAGCCGCACAATGACAGTTTGCCATTTGATGTCAATAGATAAAAATGATCGTTTTCAATGAGTTACATACTTGCAAGGCGTTGCACATCAGGCCCGATTACGTCAGTATCAAAAGATTACAGATGGTGCATTACTGCCACCTCGCCTTAATGTTCCAGAACTCTCCAACTTGAGGAATTTTCAATGACATCCTTTCAATTATCTTTGATTTCTCGTGAAATTGACGGCGAAATAATACATTTACGTGCCAAAGATGGTTACATAAACGCCACATCAATGTGTAGAACTGCGGGCAAACTGCTCTCTGATTACACTAGACTCAAAACTACTCAAGAGTTTTTTGACGAATTATCACGCGATATGGGAATTCCCATATCGGAGTTAATTCAATCATTTAAAGGTGGAAGACCTGAAAACCAAGGGACATGGGTGCATCCTGACATCGCTATTAATCTAGCGCAGTGGCTATCGCCCAAATTTGCAGTCCAGGTTTCAAGATGGGTTCGTGAATGGATGTCAGGGGAAAGAACTACAGCAGAAATGCCTGTACATTTAAAACGGTACATGGTTAATCGTAGTAGAATTCCTCACACGCACTTTTCTATTCTTAATGAACTGACATTCAACTTGGTTGCACCTCTTGAACAAGCAGGGTACACACTCCCAGAAAAAATGGTTCCTGACATTTCACAAGGAAGAGTATTTTCACAATGGTTAAGAGATAATAGAAACGTAGAACCCAAAACATTCCCTACCTATGACCATGAATATCCCGATGGTCGCGTATACCCTGCAAGGCTGTACCCAAATGAATATTTAGCAGATTTCAAAGAACATTTTAACAATATTTGGTTGCCGCAATATGCCCCGAAATACTTCGCTGACCGGGACAAAAAGGCTCTCGCCTTGATTGAAAAAATTATGCTACCTAACCTCGATGGCAATGAACAGTTCTAAATGATTAGCCAGCCCCATAAGGGCTGGTTATTTAGTATTATCAACCCCAGCGGCAAATCGAATACACCACCAGCGCCACCGCCATCGCAATTCCTACCGTTGTGAATGCTTCAGGCCAGGTCATCGTAAAACATCCTCCACGCTTATAAGTCCGCTTCGCTCCAGGTAGTCCATCACTTTATCCGGCAATTTGCAGCCCGGTTTCGCTTTCTTCAGTTGACTAACCAATTGTTTAACCAGCATTGTCAATTCGCGAACTTGTTTCCCGGGCTCCCCTTTGCCCTGAAGCAGGGCAGCGCGGCAAGCGTTCCATCCCTCAGCATATGTTTCAGTTACACCATCGAGATGGCATGTAAGCAAATCCATTTCTTCCGGCACTACGGGCGCTGGAAAAACGGCATAGGGTGGCGTCCATTTTGGCGCTTTATCTCCAGCCGAACGCTGATACCAGTCATCCGGTTTGTATTCATAAAAATCACCAACTGGCTCTGCTTCCAGCGATGCCAGAGCAATTTTGAATAATTCGCCCTCTACCCGTGCCATCCCTGAATTGGGGTGGCATTTCTCAATCGCTATTTTTAATTTAGCTTCTTCGATTAATTGCTTTTTGGTTAATTCAGTCATTTTTCATTACCGCCCTTTCGGGCCGCCTCCTAATATTTTGAGGGTGCAGCCCCCCCTCCGGTTAAGGATTAAATTTTATTTACAGTGCTAAATTTAATTATTCAGATTTGGATTATGATTTCTCTTTCAGTTCACGCAGTTCCCTGATTGTTAATTTGGCTCACAACAGCACATCCTGAAAATTACCCTGATAGAACGCCAGTACACGCTGCATGACTTCGCTCTTCCGGCACTCGCGACAGATTATATTCAGACGCCTGTCATAGCGGCGTATTTCTCCGTCTGGTAATGACCAGATAAGGTCCGGATCAACTACAGCAGGTTTCTTCACCTTTGCCCTCGATAGTTTTTTGCGGGCGTTTTGCCAGTCTTTACGCGCCTGTTCAGACGGGAATAACCCGTAACCAGAGTTGTATACATCGCCACTGGCAACCAGCTCACTGGCGAGAACACTCATCAGACATCTTGTCGCACCTGTCTTGGCTTCCAGTTGCCGTAACGTCTCGCGACCGCTCAGACGTACAAGTTCAACAACCTGCCCTTTAATTTTTTCCCGCTCTTCTGGTGTAAATGCTTTTGCCATAGGTGCCTCCGGCAATCACTTTTCCGATGCAACATGGCGGGAAGAATCAGTAATCTGTCGTACAATATCCCTGTGCTTGTTCAACTCACGCAGCGCGGCGCAGACTCGCTCCCACTTCTGGACATGACTTTTCGCCCGGCGCAGTTCGCGGTTTGCCATATGCAGCGATGGTAAAATCAGGTCATTGGCTCGCGTTTCAGTGAACGATGGTAGTGACTGCACAATGTCCCCCATAGTATCTGTTTTAATTTCTTCCTGTGTTGCCGCTTCCTGTGCTGGTAACGCAACACCGGCTGGCTGAGGAAAGGCTTTACCATCAGTTTCCGCTACCGATGCAGCTTTCGGCTCTGCTGGTAAATTATCGCCCGGCATGCAGTAACGAAATTTACCGTTCTGATTAACGCGAATCAGACGACCTTTACTGATTGCCATTGCCAGCGTTGAAGCCACTTTGCGTGATGTGATGCCGAAAAACGTAGCCAGTTCATCCGCCGTTTGTGGGCCACGTTGTTCAATCGTCGCAGTTAAATCGCACTCCGAAATTTTTGCGACTGTTGCCGTGGTGGTTTCTTCCGGCAGTTCTGCCTGCTCTGGCTGTTCCTGCTGAACGTTGTTATCAGCCACACGCCAGATGTATACGCTTTTATCAACGAAACCAGCCTTTTTCAGTTCCCACAGCTCGTTCAGTACCTCTTCACGACTGATATCAAGTCGCGCAGCCAGTTCTACCGACGTGGCTTTTCCCATTGCTTTCAGTGCGTCAAAAACAGTCTCCATTAAAATTTCCTCCCGGTAAAAATCACTTCGCAATTCCTGGCAGGACGACATTCGGACGCCAGCTCTCCCAGTTAAAATTCACCCAGCGTCCGCCGTTCATGGTCATGCGATCCATAATCCGCTCGCCGAGCAATGTTTTCATCGCCTCATAGTTCAGGTTTGTCAGCATCCCCACGCTGCGCATCGACGCTGTCCGGCGATCAACAATCTGGTGCAGCACCACCTGCTCGTTTTTTGTCTCGCGCTGAATGCCAATTTCATCAAGAACCAGCAGATCCACTTGGCACAGTTCCCGCAAAAATTTTTCGCCTGATTGCCCGTCGTCATAGCTGGCGTGTAGAGCACTCATGACATCAGCCACGGTAACCACAATCACTGTCTGGCCATCTTTCAGCAGGCGATTCCCGATAGCCGCCGCCAGATGGTTTTTTCCGGTACCAGGTTTTCCGCTGAACGCAAAATTTGTACACCCGGTCATCAGTTCATCAGCGATAGATTTCGCCTGGTTCAACGCGTATCGCTGACCGTCGTTCTGCACCTGGTAATTCGCAAACGAGCATTTGCGGTGCAATGGCTGGATGCCAGAGCGATTCAGAATTTTTTCCACCCGCAACTGACGATTCTGACGGTTGATCTCCTCACAACGTTTCTGGCCTTCGGAAAGTTGCCACTCGCGCCACTCCGCTACCGTTTTGAATGGGGCGGTTACATGTGGCGGGGCCAGTCTGCGGATACGTTCAAGAATGCCGCCTGCCGCAATATTTTTCATGGTCAGTTACCCCCTGAAGCCTGGCGGGATCGCACTATCCGGTAACGAGACGGTGTTAACCTGTCGGAGTAACGTCTCAGGTCGAACACCTTTTGGCGCGAACAAGCCCTGGTATTCATTGGCGATGCTGTGTCGAATCACCTGCTCAGGTGAAAAACCCTGCTGGCGGAATTTTTCCAGCTCCCGTATCCGCAACAACAAGATGTGAGGTGCGAAAAATGCAAAAAATCGACCTCGGCAATAACGAATCCATGGTGTGCGGCGTGTTCCCCAACCAAGATGGAACGTTCACTGCTATGACGTATACCAAAAGCAAAACATTTAAAACAGAAACAGGCGCACGTCGCTGGCTTGCCAGAAATACTTGCTAATCCATTATTTGGATTAATTCAATATTCTCGCTGTAGGGGTATAGCAGAAACCACCAAAGCCCGGAGGTGGTGAAATAAAACCGGGCACAACACGAAGGCGCATTTCCGATATCCATAAAGAGTCGGTCTTGTCTGTTAAATTTAAATGGTGGGAGTGCGCCTCCGGTTGTGAATAACAACACTGCTGTGTGTAGTCTTGGCGGCATCAGTTTTTTCTTGAAGTTCGACTGATGTCCGCCCTTTTTAAAGTGAATTTTGTGATGCGATGAATGCAGCTAAGCGCACGCGGCACAGTTAAAAGTCATGTTAGTCCTTATTGGTTTGGGTGGGGAAGCCGACTGTAATTGTTAACTGGTTGCAGTCACCTGGAGGCACCAGGCACCGCATCAACAAAGTTCATTTGTAAAAATGGAGATAATTATGATTGCACATCACTTCGGAACTGATGAAATACCACGTCAGTGTGTGACTCCTGGTGACTATGTTCTTCATGAAGGCCGGACATATATTGCCTCGGCAAACAATATTAAAAAGCGAAAACTATATATTCGTAACCTGACCACAAAAACATGCATTACTGACCGCATGATTAAAGTCTTCCTCGGTCGTGATGGTTTACCTGTAAAGGCGGAGTCATGGTGATGACTAAGAAAATAAAATGTGCTTACCACCTTTGCAAAAAAGACGTTGAAGAAAGCAAAGCTATTGAAAGAATGCTTCACTTTATGCACGGGATTTTATCAAAAGACGAACCGAGAAAATATTGCAGTGAAGCTTGTGCCGAAAAAGACCAGATGGCACATGAACTTTAATTAATTGACTATTCGAAACTGAATTTATGCCAGAAATGGCAGGTATTCGCTCAACCTTAATTAAGGAGAAAAACATGATTACCAATTATGAAGCCACTGTTGTAACTACCGATGACATTGTTCACGAGGTGAATCTGGAAGGAAAGCGCATTGGCTACGTAATTAAAACAGAAAATAAAGAAACCCCATTCACTGTGGTTGATATCGATGGTCCATCAGGCAACGTAAAAACACTTGATGAAGGTGTCAAAAAAATGTGCCTGGTGCATATCGGAAAGAATCTGCCCGCAGAAAATAAAGCCGAATTTCTGGCAACTCTAATTGCAATGAAATTAAAAGGTGAAATCTGAAAGAAATAGCCTGCGTATGGCGCAGGCTATGAACAGTGTGTATCCGGCAAGATCATTCACTGAACAAAACGAATTTTAATCTGAGTTGAGGTTAAAAAACAATGAGCACAAAACCACTCTTCCTGTTACGGAAAGCGAAAAAATCATCCGGTGAACCTGACGTCGTCCTGTGGGCAAGCAACGATTTTGAATCGACCTGTGCCACTCTGGACTACCTGATCGTTAAGTCAGGTAAAAAACTGAGCAGCTATTTTAAAGCTGTTGCCACGAATTTTCCTGTCGTTAATGACCTGCCCGCTGAAGGTGAGATCGATTTTACCTGGAGTGAACGCTATCAACTCAGCAAAGACTCCATGACATGGGAACTAAAACCGGGAGCAGCACCAGACAACGCTCACTATCAAGGCAATACCAACGTCAACGGCGAAGACATGACTGAGATTGAGGAGAATATGCTACTCCCAATTTCTGGCCAGGAACTGCCCATTCGTTGGCTTGCTCAACACGGCAGCGAAAAACCGGTAACGCACGTTTCACGCGACGGACTCCAGGCATTACACATTGCTCGGGCTGAAGAACTACCGGCTGTTACTGCCCTGGCTGTTTCCCACAAAACCAGCCTGCTCGACCCGCTGGAAATTCGCGAACTCCACAAACTGGTTCGTGACACTGACAAAGTTTTCCCTAATCCTGGTAATTCAAACCTGGGACTGATAACTGCTTTTTTCGAAGCATACCTGAACGCTGACTACACCGATCGAGGACTGCTGACAAAAGAGTGGATGAAGGGTAATCGTGTTTCACACATCACTCGCACGGCTTCCGGTGCTAATGCTGGCGGCGGAAACCTCACCGATCGCGGCGAAGGTTTCGTACACGATCTGACGTCACTGGCGCGCGACGTAGCCACTGGCGTACTGGCCCGTTCAATGGATCTGGACATCTATAACCTTCATCCGGCACACGCTAAACGCATTGAGGAAATTATCGCTGAAAATAAACCGCCCTTTTCTGTTTTCCGCGACAAATTCATCACCATGCCTGGCGGGCTGGATTATTCCCGCGCCATCGTGGTTGCGTCCGTAAAAGAAGCACCAATTGGGATCGAGGTCATCCCCGCGCACGTCACTGAATATCTGAACAAAGTACTGACTGAAACCGATCATGCCAACCCTGATCCGGAAATCGTGGATATTGCCTGCGGTCGCTCCTCTGCCCCGATGCCGCAGCGAGTAACAGAAGAAGGAAAACAGGATGATGAAGAAAAACCGCAACCATCTGGAACAACGGCAGTTGAACAGGGAGAGGCTGAAACAATGGAACCGGACGCAACTGAACATCATCAGGACACGCAGCCGCTGGATGCTCAGTCACAGGTAAATTCTGTTGATGCGAAATATCAGGAACTGCGGGCAGAACTCCATGAAGCCCGGAAAAACATTCCATCAAAAAATCCTGTCGATGCCGATAAATTGCTTGCTGCATCACGTGGTGAATTTGTTGACGGAATTAGCGACCCGAACGATCCGAAATGGGTAAATGGGATCCAGACTCGCGATTGTGTGTACCAGAACCAGCCAGAAACGGAAAAAACCAGCCCGGATATGAATCAACCTGAGCCAGTAGTGCAACAGGAACCGGAAATAGCCTGCAATGCCTGCGGCCAGACTGGCGGGGATAACTGCCCTGACTGTGGTGCGGTGATGGGCGACGCAACATACCAGGAAACATTCGATGAAGAGAGTCAGGTTGAAGCTAAGGAAAATGATCCGGAGGAAATGGAAGGCGCTGAACATCCGCACAATGAGAATGCTGGCAGCGATCCGCATCGCGATTGCAGTGATGAAACTGGCGAAGTCGCAGATCCCGTAATCGTAGAAGACATAGAGCCAGGTATTTATTACGGAATTTCGAATGAGAATTACCATGCGGGTCCCGGTGTCAGTAAGTCTCAGCTCGATGACATTGCTGATACTCCGGCACTATATTTGTGGCGTAAAAATGCCCCCGTGGACACCACAAAGACAAAAACGCTCGATTTAGGAACCGCTTTCCACTGCCGGGTACTTGAACCGGAGGAATTCAGTAACCGCTTTATCGTAGCACCTGAATTTAACCGCCGTACAAACGCCGGAAAAGAAGAAGAGAAGGCGTTTCTGATGGAATGCGCAAGCACAGGAAAAACGGTTATCACTGCGGAAGAAGGCCGGAAAATTGAACTCATGTATCAAAGCGTTATGGCTTTGCCGCTGGGGCAATGGCTTGTTGAAAGCGCCGGACACGCTGAATCATCAATTTACTGGGAAGATCCTGAAACAGGAATTTTGTGTCGGTGCCGTCCGGACAAAATTATCCCTGAATTTCACTGGATCATGGACGTGAAAACTACGGCGGATATTCAACGATTCAAAACCGCTTATTACGACTACCGCTATCACGTTCAGGATGCATTCTACAGTGACGGTTATGAAGCACAGTTTGGAGTGCAGCCAACTTTCGTTTTTCTGGTTGCCAGCACAACTATTGAATGCGGACGTTATCCGGTTGAAATTTTCATGATGGGCGAAGAAGCAAAACTGACAGGTCAACAGGAATATCACCGCAATCTGCGAACCCTGTCTGACTGCCTGAATACCGATGAATGGCCAGCTATTAAGACATTATCACTGCCCCGCTGGGCTAAGGAATATGCAAATGACTAAGCAACCACCAATCGCAAAAGCCGATCTGCAAAAAACTCAGGGAAACCGTGCACCAGCAGCAGTTAAAAATAGCGACGTGATTAGTTTTATTAACCAGCCATCAATGAAAGAGCAACTGGCAGCAGCTCTTCCACGCCATATGACGGCTGAACGTATGATCCGTATCGCCACCACAGAAATTCGTAAAGTTCCGGCGTTAGGAAACTGTGACACTATGAGTTTTGTCAGTGCGATCGTACAGTGTTCACAGCTCGGACTTGAGCCAGGTAGCGCCCTCGGTCATGCATATTTACTGCCTTTTGGTAATAAAAACGAAAAGAGCGGTAAAAAGAACGTTCAGCTAATCATTGGCTATCGCGGCATGATTGATCTGGCTCGCCGTTCTGGTCAAATCGCCAGCCTGTCAGCCCGTGTTGTCCGTGAAGGTGACGAGTTTAGCTTCGAATTTGGCCTTGATGAAAAGTTAATACACCGCCCGGGAGAAAACGAAGATGCCCCGGTTACCCACGTCTATGCTGTCGCAAGACTGAAAGACGGAGGTACTCAGTTTGAAGTTATGACGCGCAAACAGATTGAGCTGGTGCGCAGCCTGAGTAAAGCTGGTAATAACGGGCCGTGGGTAACTCACTGGGAAGAAATGGCAAAGAAAACGGCTATTCGTCGCCTGTTCAAATATCTGCCCGTATCAATTGAGATCCAGCGTGCAGTATCAATGGATGAAAAGGAACCACTGACAATCGATCCTGCAGATTCCTCTGTATTAACCGGGGAATACAGTGTAATCGATAATTCAGAGGAATAATTCAGCCTGGCGGTGTAATGCACCGCCAACTTGAAATATTTTTTATGAGAAAAATTATGAGATATGACAATGTTAAACCATGTCCATTTTGTGGTTGTCCATCAGTAACGGTGAAAGCCATTTCAGGATATTACCGAGCGAAGTGTAACGGATGCGAATCCCGAACCGGTTATGGTGGAAGTGAAAAAGAAGCACTCGAAAGACGGAATAAACGAACCACTGGAAATAATAATGGAGGTGTTCATGTATAAAATTACCGCCACTATTGAAAAGGAAGGTGGCACTCCTACTAACTGGACAAGATATTCAAAATCTAAACTAACGAAATCAGAATGCGAAAAAATGCTCTCAGGTAAAAAAGAAGCAGGCGTTTCCAGAGAGCAGAAAGTAAAACTGATAAATTTTAATTGCGAGAAACTTCAGTCCTCGAGAATTGCATTGTATTCAAATTAAAACTTCATAGCTGATTATTAATAATCAACATCGGGCGTCAATTTCAGTCTAACATTGGCGCCTGCCAGAGGTGATGCGATGGCACAAGTAATCTTTAATGAAGAGTGGATGGTTGAATACGGCCTGATGCTTCGCACTGGTCTGGGGGCCAGACAAATTGAAGCATACCGCCAGAACTGTTGGGTGGAGGGCTTCCACTTCAAACGAGTATCTCCTTTAGGTAAGCCAGACAGCAAACGAGGGATTATCTGGTACAACTATCCAAAGATAAATCAGTTTATCAAAGACTCATGATATGTCTAAATTACCAACAGGTGTCGAGATTAGAGGTAGATACATTCGCATCTGGTTCATGTTTCGAGGAAAACGATGTCGGGAAACATTAAAAGGCTGGGAGATTACAAACAGTAATATTAAAAAGGCCGGAAATTTAAGAGCGCTGATAGTTCATGAAATAAACTCCGGTGAATTTGAGTATTTAAGACGTTTTCCCCAGTCCAGCACTGGGGCAAAAATGGTGACAACGAGAGTCATAAAAACGTTCGGAGAGCTTTGTGATATCTGGACAAAAATTAAAGAGACAGAGTTAACAACAAACACAATGAAGAAAACAAAATCACAATTAAAAACACTCAGAATAATAATTTGTGAAAGTACCCCGATATCACATATTCGTTATAGCGATATCTTAAACTACCGGAATGAACTGCTGCATGGAGAAACGCTTTACCTGGATAATCCAAGATCCAACAAAAAAGGAAGAACCGTGCGCACAGTTGATAACTATATCGCCCTGCTCTGTTCGCTGTTGCGTTTTGCGTATCAGTCGGGATTTATATCAACCAAACCATTTGAAGGAGTAAAAAAATTACAGCGAAACAGAATAAAGCCTGATCCGTTATCTAAAACAGAATTCAATGCATTAATGGAAAGTGAAAAAGGACAGAGCCAGAACTTGTGGAAATTTGCCGTTTACTCAGGACTTCGTCACGGGGAACTGGCAGCTCTGGCGTGGGAGGATGTGGATCTCGAAAAGGGAATAGTGAATGTCAGAAGAAACCTGACGATACTTGATATGTTCGGTCCCCCAAAAACAAATGCCGGGATCCGGACAGTAACACTACTGCAGCCTGCTCTTGAAACACTGAAGGAGCAATACAAACTGACCGGGCATCATCGCAAAAGCGAAATCACCTTTTATCATCGGGAGTACGGCAGAACCGAAAAGCAAAAACTGCATTTTGTTTTCATGCCCAGGGTGTGTAACGGAAAACAAAAACCTTATTACTCGGTAAGCAGTTTGGGGGCAAGGTGGAATGCAGCAGTAAAACGTGCTGGTATTCGCCGTCGTAATCCGTACCATACGCGGCATACTTTTGCCTGCTGGCTGTTGACGGCAGGAGCGAACCCGGCATTTATAGCCAGCCAAATGGGGCATGAAACTGCGCAGATGGTGTATGAAATTTACGGTATGTGGATTGATGACATGAACGACGAACAGATAGCCATGTTGAATGCGCGGTTATCGTAG